AGTTTCCGATAGGTAATCAGCGTCCTTGACCCGGAAACCAACAGAAAAGGCTCCAAGGACACCGTCTTTAACTAAGTCACACACACTTTCGGGTGCGGACTTACTAATTTTTGCTTCTAACTCTAAACCGTTTGGAGTTACTTTCAATCCTGTAGCGCGTCCAATTGGTTTATTATAGTCATGGTTAAAAAGAATAATAGGATTATTCTCAAAATTCTTTAAACCACCTTTTGCCCAGGCATCAGGAGAAATAGTGTCTCCAGCACGGTCGAAGTCATTCGTGCTTGCCATACCTCGAATCATTACACTTCCGTCTTCGACTTCGTGAGATTTAAAGGTAGAGGTTAGATTAAATATTTTATTCATCTTCTTCCTTCTCTTCTGATGCGTTAGCTAGGGCAGCTAATGGATCAGGCTTTGAAGAATCTTCTTCTTCAACAGGCTCAGGTTCAGGAGTTTTTTCTCCATGCAACTGCGCCCACACATCTGGATGGTCTTTTTCAATAAAACCAACTAGTCGAGACCAGCTTCCAAATAGATTCATTAAATTGCCAGACCGAACACCTGTAGGTCTAGAAATATTATCAAATTCTTTTTTACTTAAAACTTTGCCCTCTTCTAACATTACCATTGCAGCTGCTTGTATTGCAACATCTCTTCGTCGTATGCTACCCATCTTCCTCTCCTCCTTCTTCTGGTCTGCCACCTTCATCAGGATTTGCAGCGCTTCCCGCAATGTTAGCAGGTGTTCTTATATCGCTTTGTCCTTCAATTGGATCAAAGCCTAAGTGTTCTCTTGCTTCATTTGGAGATATAATTCCTCCATTAACTAAAGCAGTATAATATTGAGATTGATCTCTCATTTCTGGCTGCAAAGCCGGAACTTCAGTTACATCTTCTTTTAGTTCAAACCCAAAGTATCTTTCAAACCCATAGTGCAGTTTCTTTACTATAGGTAGTATAGTTTCTAAGTAATACATTCTCATATTTGGACGAATGTTTGCATTATTACCGGAGTCTAAAAGTATGGGCGGTATTCCTAATGCTTTTAAAATAATTTTTTCATTTTCATGTATAGCCGCTTGAAAATCTAACTCTCTAAAATTAGTATTTGAAATACTGTCTATTTCTATTCCACCATCAAGTATTAATGGGCGTCTGCCTCCTGAATCGGGTCTATAACGGAGCGTCCAGGATTGTATCATTCGCTCTTTTATTTTTTCACTAAGTGTATTAGGGCTTTTAAGTACTAATCCTGGTACGGCTCCATTCTTGAAAAAATTATCTTGAAACTGTCTCATATTCTGCATTAAAATCATTGTTCTAAGTGCAGGTTTTAGTCGAGATATGCCTCTATAGATTGAGTAAAAAGAATTATCTTTGATATGAATTATTTCGGAGGGTTTATAATCTACTGTTTCGTTAAAAGTAAACTTTTCAATGTAAGTGGTTTTACTTGAGTGAATATTTACTTTATTGGCAGGAAGATGGTATAAATGAACCCCATCAAAATAAACAAATATATTTCCATCAATAAGATAATCAGTAAGTAGATTTCTTTTAAACGTACTAATATCTTGAAAAGGATTAGGTTCTTTATTTAGAAGTAATCGTACTCTGGATCTTTTTACTCCTTTTACAATACTCTGTAAGCCTTGTATCTGTTCTCCTACAGTAGTTTTAATTTCAGAAGCATCATCTACAATTAGATTCACACCTCTATTTACAATTTCTATATCTTCATACGCTTTTTCATATTTAAGCGTAAACTCCCTAGAGGGAGCGGTAGAATGATCGTAGTACTGTTGTGCAGGATTGAGCTTTTCCTCAACCTCTGGCGTTCGTCCTAGTAGTCGATCATACCATGCCATGTTTTTCTCTTTGAATTTCTACCCAATTTTCCTGCTTTTTAGCGGTTGTGAGAGCCGGGTCTCTTCCATACACCTTATGTAACTTTAAGTGGTGTGCATGGCATAGTGTAACTGTGTGTTCATACAACTCGGCCCAGTGCTCTTGTATAAACTCTTCCCGAAAAACTAAAACATGTTCGGGAAGTAACTTGTTCTTTTTTACATAATTATGTACTAACGGACTTAATGAGTAAAAATGGTGAAAATCAAGTTCCGTTTTTTCTCCACAAATATAACACTCAGTGCCTTTTTCATATTTGTTTTTTGCTTTATCTCTTATGTATTTTACGATGTCTCTTTTTAAATCCATTTTCGAATACCAGAATTATAGCGAAAGTGAGGTACCATGTCAAACATTATTTTTGATGTGGTATCTTTAAAAGCCGCTGTTTGATGTTTCAAATGAATATAATGCATAGCGTAATGCATCTGCCATGTGTGACGCACGATTGTGCTTAGGTTTCTCTTTTAAAAGATTTGGATTTGGATCCCACTGGTATTGGTCTAAGGATTGGAGGGTTTCTTTACAACCTTGATCTACAAGTAATTTATCATTATCCACAATTGCTTGTACATGAGAGATTCCATCCAAAATAGATTTCTTTGCATTTACAGTAGTAATGTCATAATTTTGTGCAAAGTCAAAACGTGTTTGCTGAGCTGCAGAATCAATATAGATATAGTCTATATCCCACTTATCTATTAACTCTCTGATTTCTGAGGCGTGTTGTTCCGTTGTTCTTTCGGCGTCGAGATACTCGTCCAAGAGAAAATACTTTTCTTCATCCCAACAATAAGCAATAACGCAAAAAGCAGTAGGATCACGATACCCAACGTCAAGTCCCGCAAAAACATCCATTGAAGACGTATCCAAGTCATGAAAAGCTCCTACACATTCATCGAATTTGAAGTTCCAAACTTGCCCTTCGTATGTATTAAAATCCGCTTCGTATTCTTGTCGAAACTCAGCTTCGGACATACTTTTTCTAGCCTCCTGAATATCCGTTTCAGACATTCTAGGATTAGACTTATAACTCGCTTTAATAGAGATCCATTCTGGAAAATCATCGATAAACCCCCTATCGAAAAACTCGGCGAACCAGTTATTTCTTCCACGAGGCGTTGAGATAAATATAGCTTTTGAATTATCTTTATCAAGAGTTGGTCGCAAAGCTACATTAAAAGCATCTCTACCATCGGCAAGTGCCGCCTCATCAAAGATTATTAAATCGTAAGATCTACCAACACACGAGTCTACTTGATTTACAGAACCCATACGTATAGTAGAACCATTTGAAATTTCTATTACTTTATCTTTTGCGTTATCTCTAATTACCTCTAGATCAAAGTGTTTGATAAGTGTTCTTTGCAAATCAAAAGAGATTTGCGAAAGAGCATAATTTGGAGACATAATTAAAATATTAGATGAAGGAACCAGTGAAACAAGCTGACCAATTATATTAGCTATGTATGTTTTTCCTTGCCTTCGTGAGATTGCTGCACAGACAAATCTATATTTAGGATTATTGATAGCATTTATAATTGCTACCTGGGAAGGTAAAGGTGTAATTCCAAGTAGTTCCATATAAGGCTCTACTGGAAGTTTTAAAAATTTATCTTCTACTGAATAATCGCAGATATATTCTGATAATATATCTTTGCGGCTGATCTCTATTGTCATCTAGTCTTATCCCATTTAATCTCGAATTTTTTTGGAAGCGCCATAATACCAACCCTGCATTAATTTTATCGCAACAGTATGCCACCAAAAGAAAGTCTTACTAAAAACATATCCTCTACTTTCGAGAAATGTTTTTTCACACCATTTCTTTTGTATATTATCTAGATACGAGTTATGATGACGCAGGACTGCATGTCCATCCCCCTTTACTCTGCAAAAGCAGATTTTATATCCGCCAAATATGAGATTCCAAAACATTTTAACATAACTTCTACTCGAAGCTTCATATAAATATGTTAAAGAATAATCTTCACAATCGCCTTCAAAAGGTAGCTGCTTCATCACATACCAGGCTTCTCTTTTACCATACTGATTCTTATCAGAAACGTATGTAAAGTTCTTATTTAGATGCTCTAAGAATTCTTCATTCTTTACTTTCTGCTCATCCATGCTGATACCCCCATATATGCTCCAACAACACCTGCTTGGGCTATGTAAAATAACCCTAGTAAATCAGCTAATGCTGACACTCGACTCTCAGAAACAAAAGGAGTAAATAATGCTGCACTGAACACTATCATAGATCCCATTGCTACCCAAGCCATTCTTTTTTGAGCTTCAGACTTTTCTTCTCGAAGCTCAATCTCAAGCATATCTTGAGATCGTTTTATTTCTTCATCCGAGACTGTACCATCTCCATCTAGATCGAATTCATTATAGTGTGAATCCTTTTGTAATCTTTTTACCATTTTACTTTATCCGCCCAGTAAGCTGCTGACATCTTACCCTTTGCGATATTTTTACGATGACGAGCTTTGAATGAGGCTCGCTTTCGTTTCATGGCTTCACTTTCACCTTTCTTTGGTTTTCCAGCAGTCTTTGCTCCCTGCTGGCCAAATCGAATTGTCTTAACTTTATCCCCAACCTTTGCTACTACAATGTGTGACTTCTTTGCATGACCGGGTGTTCTTTTTGGTTTATTAAAACCTGAAACACCGGCTCGCTTTAGTCTAGGATCTTTTTTTCGTTTTCTTTTTACGGCCAC